CGTTAAAGAATGGCGGCTTGCTGCCAGTGGTATTGGCCGTGGTTTGACTGGAGTTATTGTAAGTTTCACCGATGTATCCCCAATCGCTGACAGCTCTAGAGGCATTGTATATGTCATTGGTATTGTACCCAAACCCATTGCCTATTGTGGCTGATTGTCCAGAAGTTCCGGGTAAGTTTGGTGTGTTGTTGTAGCCTTGTGTTGGGTCCGCATAGTAATAACTGTAGTAGTTGTACCACATAGTGCGTATCAAATCACTGGTATCATCATGAAAAGTCAATGACACTGGTTCATAATTGATTTTGGTTTGAACTAGACGTTTGCGGTTGTATTGATTCATTACCTCAACATCAAATTGATAATTGGGTAGTTGTGCAGTTTTGACCAGCACACTGACACTGTCTAAATTGCCGTCGCCGAATAAATTTCTCAGTGCAGGTATACCAGCAGTGTTGATATTGAATTGCACATGGAATAGATATTTGACCCTAGGGGCCAAGGCATAGTCATCAGTTCTAAAAACTTTAGAAGCGTGACGATAGTCTTTCAAGAAGCCATAGTTGCCTGTGACTCCTTCAACAAAACCTTTGAGCAGGTCTTGAGCAAAACCTGCCATAGATTAACCGCCGATACTGGTTGCTACATCGCCCAGAGTTCTACCAACAAACAAGCCAACACCGCCACCGCCTTGTGTGCCTTGGATAGCATTGTCAAATCTAATTGTCATTGAAATAGTTGCAGCTTCGTTGGTACCATAGTTGAAATCGTTGTAGTTGACGCCTTGTAGGTAGCATCCTAGCAGACTCCAGGATTCAAGTGGTACAGGAGCATTTGCACCGTTGCCACCATCCAGCACTTCAAAGTAGGTCAAGAACTTGTAGTCAATACCAGATGCTGCAGAACTCATTTCTGCAAAATCCAATTGTTTCTGTAGTTGCTCGCCAATGAGTTTGCTGACTTGGCCATCTGCACTGTCGCGAACGTTGCATGTGACATCTGCCCAGGAATATTTTCCAGCCAGTTTGATAGTGCTGTTGTACACTGGCAAATCAATATTTTCAAAAGTCACATTGGGTCTTGTAAAATCTACCACTTGTTTGGTAATATCTGTTACTGTGCCGCTGACTCCAAGATTCTGAAATGAGACTCTAAATCTATATTTCAGTTTGGGCATTATCAAGCCCTGTGTTGGACTGCTCTGATCGTTGGCCAGAGGCACTGTCATTTTTGTTAGTGATGATGTAGCCATTTGTGTTCTATCTCCTGATACGTTTATTTATGGTAAAAAGGTCGGGTAAATTTTACCCGACTTCTTTAGGCTGTTGTTTGTGCAGCAATGGTTCCTGTGTTTTGTATACGCAATGGTATGTAGATGAATTCAATTGCTTTGACTGGTTCAATTGCAATGTCAACATACAACTCATTGGCATCAATTGTAGCAGGACTATTATTAGATAGATCACACACAACCAAGTAGTCATAGATACCACGTTTGTTTACAAGATCAATCATCAAGCTGGTCACTGAGTTAGTAATCTGTGCACGGGTAATTGCATCGTTGGGTTCAAACAAATAGTTATTACCAATTTGTTGTAGTCTACCACGCAAATATGCAACTAAACGTGCAACGTTGATACGATCCAATGCAGTTGCGGTGCCTTGCAATGTGTGATTACCAAAGTTAGTAATACCAACTCCAGGTATAAACGTTATAGGATTAATATTGTTTTGATACAATGTATCACGCAATCCTTGATTTATAGTGTCAGGTACATACTCGCCGGTTGCAGAATTGATATAGCCCAGGCTAAATGCATTGTCTACCACACCACGGCGTGTACCAGCTGGTGCCAACCATGGATAACTAACACTGTCACTGCGAATAATTGTACGCACCATCATGTGACTTGGTGGTTGTACCACTGAGTTACCACTTAAATCACTTGTTTGGCAACTTGGATAGAATGCAGCAGAATATGTGCTGTTTGTCAGCAAACCATCTCCAGTTACCAATCCCACACCTCCATTGTCAGTGCTCCAGGTCACAACGTCAGTCGGGCTCAAACGCAATGGAGTATCTACAATTACAAACGCAGTATCATTGCGATCATCATTGAGTGCAACCATGTTTGGTGCCAACTCTGGATATTGTGGGCAAGCAATCAAATTGAACACGTTTTGATTTTGACGTATTGTGGTATTTGCATCAATACCAGCACGTAAGGCCTGTACAATCAATGCTCGTTGTGCTTGACGGCCCATGTATGGCGAACCGTCAATGCGATTGCCACTAGCAGTGTTCCAGGTGTTGGTGTTTGTGATTTCACTCCAGTAACTAGAACTGGTAGTAGGAGTTTGATTGGTATTAGCAATTTCACACACATACACATTATTACTATAAGTTACACGATCGCCAATGGCATAGCTGGTAGTAGAACTCCAGTCATATGCTGGATATGCTGTAAGATTCCACGCATCAGCTTCAAATGATTTTACATTAAATCCAGAACGGCGTGTGTTCCACAACAACATACCTTGCGGATAAAGTTCAGGATTAGGTGCATCTGGGTCTAAATAATTGCTAGTCAGCAAACTAACAATGCTAGGAATTGGGTCGCTTACAGGATTAGTAGTACCGTTTGGTGCCCATCGTGCGTCTGCAAATAAAATGCCATTTTCAGTTGTTTGATCTGCATTACTGAGTGTAACCCATTGGTCAACGCCGTTGACACTTTCCCAACGATTAATCACTGGATAAAGTTCTAAATCACTGGTATCAATCCACAAATCACCATACTGTAAAGGACTTGCGGCAGAGTTACTTTGCGCAACAGGCGCAGTAGGGCTGAACTGTGGACCAGCTGCATTGGTCAGACTCAAGTCGTATCCACGCACATCTGGGTTGGCGTTTTGGTACCCAACCCATTGACCATTTTGATTAATCATAATGTCAGCTTGATCTGCAGCAGAATAATACCAAAGTTGACCAGTGGCCGGGTCTTGATCTGGTGCAGTATTGCTGGCAGTATAGGCAAAAGTAGGCGATCCTACCCAATTGCTGAGTACTAACGCACTACCAGTAACATTTTGATATCTTACTCCAACACAACTGGTTGAAAATCCAGCTGTAGTAATAGGAGTGCCTGCTGTATTAGAAAGGATTATATCACCACCTGCACTGTGCGTAAATACCAATGCTCCGCTACTGTTAATTGAGGCACTTACGTATGGTACACCAGCTGCACTGACTGCACTTACAAAATCAGCTGCCGTGGTTCCTAATAGGGTAGCAGTAGCAGTTGTTAAATTTGCAGTTCCAGGTTGAGTGGCCGTAATAGTAAATGTATTATTAGTAACAAATGGACCTGGTGATGTACTATTACCAGTGATTATAGTGGCACCAGTTGTATATCTTTCAAGGATTAAAAATCCAGATGTTCCACCGTTGCCAGCAATTCCTGTATAGTAAGGATCAACTTCGGCATATGTGGTCCCAGCCGAAATATTAACACCGCCACCTGATGGGTCTAATGCATATATTGCACCAGTATCGTTATAATACACTGGACAACTTTGTGCTACGAATGTGCCCAAAGTACTATTATATTTTTTGATTACAATATTTGTACCTAAATTAACATTGTTAGTTTTTTGCCATACGGAACCAGTTGGTTCAGGTTGCGGAGCAGTACTTCTCCAATTTGGAGCAGTATAGTTTGGACCAGCAAAGTATGCAGGTGCTGCATAAGTGGTTTTCACAATACCTAGATCTGCCAATAAAGTTCCTGTGCTGCCAGTTATATTAATAACACCTGTGCCTTCGGTACTGCCATCGCTGGTAGCTGTACTGTTGGCATACAACTCTAATTTTCCACCAATGTATGCCGAATACACACCAGTTATAGCCGCAGAATTAATAGCATTAGACAGTCCTGTAACAGTATTGTTAGGGCTACCAGGAACTGCAACTGTGGTACCATTGATAGTTATTGTATTAGTTGCCGTCAAAGAAGTAGGTGCCAATGTCCCTTGTACTGTGGGCCAGGCAGTTTTCCAATCATCGCTACCAACCAAGACCCATGTATTATAATAATCACTGAGTTCAGTTGCAGTAGTTTGTGCACTTGTAGGCCCACCACGTTTGTAATATCCAGGAAGCGTTGTACTTGTGGCAGTTACTGCATATTGTCCAATGCTACCAAAGCTTTGTAGTGGTACTGTAGAACCAGTTTCAAGATCAGCAGTGTTAGTTATAACCAATGGCGTTTGATTGGTAAACGCACCAGTTACTTGATTCCACTCAAAAATTCCCCATTGGCTGTTTACAGTATCCAACCAATATGTTCCGTTAGGAGGACTACCAACAGGTCTTGTTAGCGAAGCAGTCAATTGCGACAGATCAATATCTACACGTTGTACATAACATTGATTTGTTACACCCAATGCTGAATAAGCGGCCAACAATCCATATTCGTTAAGTTCATAACCGTTTATAGGAGTTCCTGCCGCAGTATTATAAAAGAATGGAACACCATAAGTGGACAACAAGTCTCGCTGGCTTGTGATTAAATATGTTTGATTCGCAGTTGCTGCA